GCGGCTGAAGTGGACGCTGTTCGGGATGCCGGATGTCGAGCCACTGGGGTTGCCGAAAAGCTCGCCGTTTGTACTCAAGCAGCGCGTCCGTCATAAGCGAACAGGGTCGGTCGGAACCGTATCGAGGATAGACGTATCGCTGGCGGACGGGAATGTGTGGCGGAACGACATAGAGATCGAGTGTTCGCCGGGAATACACATGGCGGGTGGGTGCTCAGACTTCGAGGTGCTTGCCAACGAGGGCGAGCGACCGCCGACTCCACCCGTTGGCGGCATGATGAAAGAGGGAGGGAAACGGAATGTTGGACATTCAGGAGGCGCGACCGACAAGCCAAAAGCGATCGTCGTCGTGCAATCGTTCAAAAAGTATCTAGCTTGCATGGCTGACGGCAGAACCGGAGAGGGGCCGTCTGTCCAATCCGCAGTCGGGAATCTCGTCGTCAACCACCCCGACACGTTTGGGGTTCATGTCAGAGTCGAACCATCAACCATATAGTAGAATCTCGCAAACAGAAAGGGCAATAGAAACCATGAGCAATGACAGACAACCAGAACTTCCAGGAATGCCGGAATCGCCGGTAGACCCGTCGAGGCAGAGCTTCACAATCAACGGGCATTTTCTCAAGTCGCCGATGGGAATGAAAGGCGACGTCGCAGTCCAGCAGTTTCTCTTCGAGACTCCGCTGAGTTGCGTTACTGACGAACCGAGCGACGCTATCCGCGAACTGCTCGGCAAGGCGGTAAGCATCACGGTCAAGTCGCTGGAATACGGCCGACTGCTCGCCTCTAAGGGCAGGGAGATTGCCGATCGTGACGCAAGAGCGGCAACCGCAGAGGATGCCGACCCGGACTCGATTACGCTCCCGCCTATCGAGATCAAACCGATCGGCGACTACCTCAACGCCGACGGAGATCGCATAACCGTTGTTGAGGAAGAGGGCGAGTTCACCCTCGATATCATCGCAGGCGGGCCGAAGTCGAAAGTCGCCGACCTCGACTTCCCGAACGACATGCACCCTACCGAGCAGTTGGCTCGCGAGGCGCTCAAGCAGTGGTGCGAGGTCGAGCGCGGCTACAAGCCGGTCGCGCCGGAGGGTTACGGCACGGTTTGGGGCAAGGGCGATCCGATCGTATCGCGGATCGCACAAGACGACAATGCCGAGGGCAACCGCGTGGTGTTCACGAGCTTCTCCTGCAAGCCGGACGGCACGGATGCTAAGCCGATCAAAACCGACGAGATTGGCGAACACGAGTATCCGCTCGACGCTCAGGCCGAACTCGACGCATGGGCGGAGAAGAACGAACTGTCGGCCTACGGCTACATCGCGCTCGAATCGGTGAGCTTGCCGTTGGAGGAAGATGCAGCCGAGCAGACCCTCCCTGCGATCTGCTACCAGAATACGCAGGACCCGCCGCATCGGCTCAGCGTTGACCGGACACCGACCGATACCTGCTGGTCGATCAGACGCGAACGGGACGGCGAGGAAACGACATATCTGGTCCTCAGCAATGAGGATGACAAGACATTCGACCTCGCACAGACGGCGTTGAATCGCATGGCAGAACAGAACGGCTTCACTCCGATCATGTCCGACGAGCCGGAGCCGAACATCGAAGATGCATTGGCGGCTGGCCCGACTGAAGGCGAAGTGCCCGAGGAGCCGGTTCAGACCCCCTCCGATCTCGCTGCTCAAGACGCGGGCAATATCGGGCAGGTCCATACCGAAGAGGAGGCGGTTGTCGAGCCCGAACCCGAGGCGGCAGAAGAAGCAATCGTGACGCCCGAGCTGACCGCAGAGATCGCTCCCGCGCAGGAGGAGCCAGTTGCCGAAGAAGCCCCAGTCGAAGAAGCCGCCACTGAGGCGGTCGAAGAAGCCACTGAGCAAGCGCCGGCAGAAAGTCCAGCGGTAGAGGCCGAGGCCGAGCCGACAACCGACCCGTTTGAGGATGGCAAATCGCTTGCTTGTCTCTACGATCTCCTGTTCCAGCGCTGTGAGGCTGGCGATCATGCGATCCCGATCGTCAAGCAGGAGAAGTTCCGAACGGTCGGCGCAAGAACCGGGCCATCAACCGTCACTGCGGTTGCGCCAGATCGAGGCGGGGTCAAGGTGCTTGGCAAGGGCATGATCACTGCCGAAGTCATCGACGCGGAGTACGAGATCTACGCCAAGAAGTGACGGCGTTCCTTGGATGTTGCCGATCTGTCGGGGTCGGCAACGATGCAGGGAGGGCTATTCATGGGCAGATACGCCGAAGATACGAATGTTTCCATCGAGAAGTCGATGATGGAGATCCGCCAAACCGTCGTGACGCGATACGGTGCAACGGGCTTCTTGCTGATCGAGGATGCCGACCGGAACGGCGTCGGGTTTATCTACAAGGGTCGCAATGTCCGCATCCTGATGAAGATGCCCGGTCGTGACGAAAAGCGGTTTGGGCTAACGGAGACAGGGCGCGAGCGGACATCCGACGCTCAGATAACTGCGGAGTGGCAGAAGGAGTGCCGCCGTATTTGGCGAGCCCTTGCGCTCGCAGTCAAAGCAAAACTCGAACTCGTGGAGAACGGTGCGCCATTCGATGCGGAGTTTATGCCATATTTGGTGATGGCGAACAATCGCACGGTCGCAGACTATGCGCTGCCCGAGATAACCAAGATGATTGAGTCCGGCAAGGTGCCGGCATTGTTGTCGGATTTCAAACGAGAAAAGGAGAGTGAATGATGGACAAACCGAACGATGACCTGATTCCGATGAGTTGCACGAGGGCGGAGGCTGAGACGATATATGGCGGTGACACCCTCGCTATATGCCGCACTCTGCGTCACATAGCCAAGCGCGCCCTGGCGAGCGAGCCGGTGGAGCGGCTTTGCAAGGATTGCGAGCATCGCGACAGGCCCTTGGAGCGCCAACCTTGCAATTCCTGTTACGCCGCTCTGGGTAAACCCAAATGGACTGCCCGCGACACGCCCGCGCCTGCCGTTAACCCTGACTGCAATGACTGCACGCTCAACGGTACAAGGTGCTTCGAGCCGCCGACCTCCGATTGCGGCAGGGGAAAGCCACTGTTCCGCGCGAAGGGACCGGCTCCCATGCCGCTGGCCGAGATGAGCGCGGCGGAGTTGGCGGAGTGCGCCGAGTGGCAAACGCCTAAAGGCAAAGCCGCACGGAGAGAACTCGTAACCCGCGCAGGACGCCTCGCTGAGAGCGAACCGATGCTGCGGGAGATGGTAGGGGCGATTGCTGAGTACTCGACAAACGAGAAGACCTTCGTGCAGACGCTCAAGGATAGCGGCGTTGACCTCGCCAAGATCGCGGCGGCGGGCGGGGAGAAGCTGGGTGGAGGTGCGAAATGAACTGCCCAAAGTGTGGGTTGCCGATGGTTGATGCTTACGGTAGGGCGCACAAAACCAACTTCCCCGCCTGCCGGAACGCCGAACTCGCCAATCTAAGGGCCGATGCACTCGCGGCGGCGGAGTTGCTGAGTCATTGTCCGCATACGCTAAGAGGTAACGGAGACTGCACGAGTCCCGTACTGGCCGACCTGATTGCCCGCCTGCGCGGGGATGGGAAGGTGAAGCCATGACCTATACCGATGGCGTCCATTTAGTCGCGGATACGGAGGCTGAGTTACATGCATTCGCTGATTTAATAGGGCTGAAGCGGGCATGGTATCAAGATCGACACTATGACCTGACTGCGCGGCGTGTGGCAGCAATCGCGGTGGGAGCGGGGGCAAAGGCAGTTACGGGACGAAAGTGCCTTGAGATCAGAAAAGCGTGCGTAACTGGGGAGGTGGCGCCGTGAGGCAGTTGATCTACACACCATCTGGTAGGGCAGGCGAATATGCCAACCACGGGTACGCCGCGAACCTCTACAACGGCTGCACCAACGGCTGTAAGTATTGCTTCGGGCCTGCGATAATGCGGCGGTCCCGCGCCGCATTCAACGCGCAGGTTGTACCCGCGCCGGATGTGCTTGCGCGGCTGGAATACGACTTAACGAAGCGCAAGGGCATACCGCACCCGTTACCCGAACCGCTATTCCTGTGCTTCGCGTGCGACCCTATACCCTGCCATCGTGGACTCATTGATGAGATTACTAAACCCGCAATCGACATCGTCCATTCGAGCGGCAACGCCGTGCGGTTACTCACTAAAGGGTCTGCTCTCGATGTCGTCAGGAGGCTCAAGGAAGGCGATGAATACTGGGCGACACTGACTTTATGTGATGGTGACGACTTGGCGGCATGGGAGCCTTTCGCTGCGCCAACACACGCCAGACTGATGGGGCTGCATGACGCTTATCGCCTCGGCATTACTACTGCCGCGAGTTTCGAGCCCGTGATACATCCCTCGCAAACTCTGCACTTGATAGAGTCGGCGAGCGAATATCTCTCCTACTGCAAGATCGGCAAGTTCAACCACGGCGCACAAACGGACTGGCCTTCGCCGGAGTGGAAAGCGCGGGTGGAGGCAATCGACTGGCACGACTTCGCGAATAAGGCTGCGCGGCTCTGCGATAAGCTCGGCTTGCACCGATACATCAAAGCCGATTTGAGGCCGTACTTGGAGGCGGGTGTAAATCCAGACACGATAGAAAGGAGCGACCGATGAGTAACTTGAAGACAGCGAGCGTGGCGGAGTTGAGGGCCGAGATACTGCATGGCGGGTACTACGCCCTCTGTGAGCTTGTGGAGCGCGCCGAGGCCAGAGCAGTGGCGGAAGAAGCGTTGAGCATTGCCGTGCAGATAATCAATGCCCATACGCCGTCATTTGCCATCCGGCGCGCACTTTATCTAGCACAAGGTGAGGCGATAACGCAGGAGGGCACGCACCGTTGTTTAAGGGCTCTCGCCGAGCACGCGCTGGAGGTGGACGGGGATGGCTAAAGATACGGAAGTGCGAATTGATCTTGAGTATGATATGAACCACGGCAGGGAGTTCTGGTATGCCAGCATCCGAAACAACTGCGAGCGGTTGCTGACTGCCTACCCCGGCAAGGACAAGGGGGCTGCACTACGCTTATTGGCTGAGAGGTGGGCCGTATTGAAGCAGGCTGTAGATGAGGCGATCAAGCAGGCCCGCGATGAATAGCGCCAAGGGGCCGGAGGTAATACGGATACTGGGACTGGACCCAGGCGAGGCGACTGGCTTCTGCCTGCTCGACTTCGCGCAGGATCGCGTCGCCGTCATTGACTACGGGACCATCCCTATCCTTGGTGATGGGCGCAAGGGGATGGTCCAGAGTACCGTCGCTTGGCTTCAGCGAGCGATCGACGCTGACCCCGAGCCGATCATTGTTCTATCCGAGATTGTCCAGATGCCAGGCCGACCGACCTCACACAAGGCGGTTGAGGTCCAGGGCGTTTGCCGACTCTTCGCCGAGACGGGTTACAATCCCGCGTCCACCCATTCGGTGCTCGGCACAAAGAAGAAGAAGGACGCTCGCGAGTTCGCGCAGGCTGCGCTCGGACTCAAACTCCCAGGGGCAAGCGATCATGTTTACGACGCCGCGGCGGTTGCGATGGCCCATGCGATCAAGATGGGGTTGTGGTATCCGAGGAACTGCGGCGCATTGCCCATGTTGCCGCCGAGGAAGATCAAGGCCAGTGATCTGGTCAAGGATAACCTGAGCAACGCTGACGTTGCGGAACTACTACGGACAGGAAAGGCGAGAGTGGGGACGAAATGAAGTTTTGGCAATGGCTTACAACGGACATTGGCATGGCAATCGCGTCGGGATTCGGGGCCATGGTCGGCATTGGCGCCAGTTATATATGTTTCCGGTGGGGATCGCCATGGGTCGCGGGGCTGAACCTGATATGGGTTCCCTTGAACTGCTCGAATCTATTCCTCGCGCTGCGGCGCATCCGCCGAGGTAGAAAGGCGAGAGTCGTTTGATGAACACCACAACCGTCACTAAACACGTTGGCCCAATGAAGGCAGTGCGCATTCATTGCCTCTACTGTTGCCTCGAACAGGCGGTCGAGGTCCGCGAATGCGGAGCGACCGAATGCCCATCCTGTCGGTTTCGGCTCAACAAGAAACCGGCGGGCATCTCAAGTCTCAAAACTATCCGGGCACAATGCATGGACTGCTGCGGAAACAATGATGCAGAGGTGCGGCGATGCGAGGAAACGGACTGCTCGCTTTATTGCTATCGGATGGGCCACAATCCGAGCCTTACGGGAAAGGGATAGCGCGATCCCATTCTTCGGCTCTCGTGCCGTTGCACGGCGCGATTCCGCGACGCTGCCCCCAGAAACGGCTCAGAATACCTCCGGCTAAACGGAACTGCCAGGATTGGCAGGGGTGGATGGATTCAACCATTCATCGACCATCCAAATCGGCATGCCGAAAAGTTCGCACAGCAAGCCGAAATGACCGCCGCGCCAATGACAGCCCTGGCATTTGGGAAACATCGTCCAGCCGGTCGGAGGGTTGGTCATGATAACCATGCCTTAATCCATTGGATCGGTCAGAACATAACAGGCGGTGATACCCTTGGCCAGCACAGGCGTATGCCAGAGTCGCCGGCAGACACCGCGGCCACCACAGCACTCGATGGTCCGCCCATTGAGAATCAACACCACGTGGCCAGGCTTCTTGCCCTTCTTCGGGATGAACGCCATGCGTAATCGGAAGTCCGTCAGTGCCGCAGTATCTTTGTAGGAGGTTGCCTTGAAGCCTTGCTTCTTGCACCACTCCCCTTGAGTCCAAGACCCGTCTGGCACGTCGACATGTTCGCTTGCGGAAAGCGGCAGCAACCAACGGAGGTATCCCGAGCAGTCGGAAGTCTTGATCTTCGCCGCGTCAATTCCGGCGTGTGGCTTGCTCCCATAAAGGTAGGCGACGCGGCCCTCGGTCTGCTTTACCAGAGCCAGGAGCCGCGCCATGTTTATCGCGATGATGTTGAAGCCCGTTGTCGGCGATCTCATCTATGCACCCTCAGAACTTTAGTTGAACAGCGGTGACAGTCCACGACCAGCCCCAGTCGCCGGGGAGATATGCAACTCCGAGCCCCAACCCGATAATTCCATTCCCGATCGTGACGCTCCCGCCTATGCCGAACTTCGCCTTGCCGTCCTGCGGGACCGCAACGAGATCCACGCCGGCGGCGAGCGTCCGGTCGCCGGACAACTGTTTACTCCAAAGGTCAACGCCGAGCTTGCCGATAAGCCCGTCCGCACTACCCTTGAATGAGTGAGCGTAACAGACCGTAAACGAGCCGGTGTCGGCGAGTAAGTTCGTCTGGGCGATCGCCGGCTGGCCGAGTGCTGCCAAACACAACACGACGATGAGTAGGATACTGGATAGGGTTTTCAATTCATGACTCCTTGCTTCTGACGATCGCAGTCGCAGTAGACTGCATACCGAGTGCGGTCCACGTCGCCATGACCGACACGCCGACCATCTCCATGGCGATGGCGGCGCTCATCAGTCCGTGGCTGTACCAGCCGACTGCCTCGGCGATGATAAGTGATGCTACAAACGCGGCCACAACCGTAGCCGTGCCGGTCAATGGCTTTCCGATCTTTGTGGCAGCCGCCTTGATGGCCGGCACACCGATCAGCTTCAGAAAAGCCGCGAGCCCCGCGACCGTCCCCAATGCGAGGAAGTCGGGATGCTGCATGAACTTCATAAACTCAAGTATAAACTCTGGCATGGTAACTCCTTTCTACTATATTGCTGGATGGTTTGCCAGTTCCGTTCGCACGTGCTCTACCTCTGCCGCCACTTGCCGGTTTTCCAGTGCCAGCGTCACGGCTGAGGATTCGAGTATGTCGAGTATCTTGTTATTACTCTCTACCAGGTCTTTGTGCGCGACAGATAAGGTTTTGAGCGACTGCGCTATACCTTTCAGCGGCAGGGTCGCGAGCACATCAATCTTGCCTTGCAGCAAGGCGGATGCCTGCACGACCGCCGTATAGCGTTCGGTCTGCACCCTGTACTGTTCTCTCAGGGCCTCGTTTTGCTCACGTAGGAGATTGTTGGTTTCCTTGAGCGACTTCAGCCAGCCGCCGGACACCGCGCCCGCCACGAGCGAGATCGCCCCTACTATGGAGAGTATAAGTGCTACTGTGTCGTTCATCCAATACTCCTTGTGCAGTCAGATCGTAGCAGGCAGGCTTTAACCCGCCAATGCAGAATAAGACGCGGCAAGCGTGGATTCCTCCTTCTTGTGCGTGAGAGGGAACCGCGGAAGGTCTGGCCCTGGGCAAGGCAAGGGGCCGGGCTAACCCCACAGACCTTCCACGGTCGGGATCTCCCGGTCTGCCGACCGGAAGCTGTTACGCTTCATCACAGCACGTCAATGCGGGCTTGCCGCTTGGCGTTATCACGATCTTGCCGGTTGTCGAGCAGTAGCGCAGGTGCAGGCCCTCGGTGCAGTTCGAGTTGAGCCGCGCCACTCGCGTATAGAACCGACTTCGTAGGTCAACACATGTCGGCCCACTCGGGTAGAGCGATGTTATCGCCGCCTGCCCTTTCGTATTCACCGCCTCGAAGATGAAGTCTCCGAGATCGTCTGCATATACCGGCAAGCCGCCGTCCTCGCCAGCCGACCCGCCGCGTAGATCCTCAGTGACGACCCCGCTAGCGTCCGGAACAAACACCCCACCATCTTCTTTCCACGCCACTCCATAAACCTGCCCCCGAAACCGCTTGTATGAACCTGTCGGCAGGAGTCCGCATCCTGGCACGATGTTGAAGTAGCGCGGCATGATGCTGAGCCCGACCGTTATCACGTCGTCAACCGGCTCGTAGACCCCGCCGCGCAGGAACGCGATCAGACAATGCTCGCCAACGAGGTCTGTTCCGAACGTTCCAGGAGTGATAGTCACCGCGCCGTTCACGTCGTACTTCGTGGCGTCCGGGTCGCCGTCTGTGAGAGTGTAGTCATCAAGCGGATAGCCCAACCCTAAGCCTGCGAACCGACTCAGCCTCCAGTAGTGGTAGTCGTAGTACGGATTCGCGGTGTGGCTTGGGTCGATATACAGATCGTCGTTGACCTCGACAACGTAGCCCGCCATCAGCTCCCACACCACTGCCCCATCAATCACGAGGAAGCCCTTCCGAATGGCGGACACCTTGTCAACCCGCTCGGAGTCCACGTATATCTCCCCGCTGTCGTGCCAAGCGAAGTCAGTCATTTCGCAGGAGTCGTTCCACGGCCCGGATGGAGGCACGACATAGAACTTGGCGAACCCGCCTTCGAGCGCGGTCTTGCGGTAGAGGTAGACAGACTCGAAATCGTATGTGCAGTCAGGGGTAGGGCAGTCGATCTTAACGCTCTTGACGCGGCCCACGCCCCAACCGGCGTCCATCTCCCAATCGTAACTCGCGTCTGCGAGCCGAACCCCGCCCGCGCCCGAACGGTCAAGCGGCAATTCCTTCTCTATGAGGCTCTGCTGCAACCCGTCCCCGCCGGTCGTGGCGTCGGGCTTGCACAGGTCGATAAGCGTTGTCTGCGGCCCCGTGCCTACTGCCGTGAGGTTCCACGAATGCTTGCCCAAGTGCAGGACAGCAATGGCGCCATTGACACTCGCCTGCCAGCAGACCTTAGCGAAGCGCGTTCCGGTCATGCGTATGTTGGTATCAAGAGTCGCAGTATCCTCTATCTTCGCGTTCGTTATCCCTGCCGCCACTACGACGTGTCGCTTGCCAGATACCACGGAGGATGTGCAGGCGGTGTCTGCCCACGTGATCGCCGCATTCGTGAACACAAGCGGGGTCGCTACCAGACCCGGCGCGTGGAGCGTCAACGTCAACGCTTCCTCGTGATCAAGCCTCTCATCGCCGGCCACGAGCGGGATGTTATCATAATGCTCCAAGCCGGCAGAGGGGAATGCCGCCCACGCAGGCTCTTTGAGCGTCCCATCCAGCACTCCGGGCATAGACAGATCGCCGTGCGCGAGATATTCCCCCGCCCACGGCCCAACGTCCTCATAGTGCTCGTCAGGTTCATATCCGCCGTAGAGGTATCCCCAGAGCGAGCCGCCCATAGTCGGCTGCGGGTGAAAGTCGATCTTGCCGGTATACGCAATCGAGCATTCGGTGGTCATCAGCAGTTCGGCGCCGTAAGGCCACTCAACCAGGCTATTGTAGTAGTTATAGCGGAAGCCACTCGGCGGCGTCCAAGGCCCAATCACGGGATCGCATTCCTCGAACGGGGTATCCGTGAACGCCGAATGCCGTTCGTGTGTCTGCAAGTCAACAGGCGAGCGGTCTACCTCGTCCATGTTTTTGATATCTTGGGCATAGCTTATCGGGTAAGGTCCAATGGAATCCACGAACGAACAGCCGAACTGCGCGTTGTAGCCGCTTGGCCCAGCCGTAGGCCAATACCCCATTGCCAGACCTCCCGCTATCGAAAACGTGCCGTTGCCCATCTGGAAAGAAACTTCACCTGCGGTAGAACCTACACTATCCTCCCAATGACCCCACATCGAACCCTCTCCAGACTCTTGGCCTTCTACGCCTACTATCCACGTCGAGCCCAACACTATATCATCAAGCGGGTAGCTCTGTGTATATGCGCGGCTCTGCGAACAAACATTGTTGGGAGATCGGGTGTAGACTCCATCCGTTACGGCCTCGAAGCCAGGACTATTCCATAGTGTACCCAAGCACCGCATATCGACGGAGATGCTTTCGCTGGTATCGCCATCCGCACCCGCGCCGCACTCAACATCAAACTGCCCCGAAGGGTCGGACAGAATCTCGCCATCGAGCTTGATTGTAACGTGCCAAGTGTTCACCACGTCCTTGACGTACAACTGGCAATGGGAAAGCGGCTCAGGGATGATTCCGCCGTGAGTCATCTGGACTTCGTTGACGGCAAGATTGCTCGATACTGCCGGATAGTCCAGCATCCCGTAGCGGTGAATATCGCCGCGCACCTCTATCTCGATTCGCTTGCTGCCTTCTGATATTATCGTTCCCGGAGGAAATGGGCCGAGAGGGTATTCAGATTCAACAGGGAACTCTACATCCCAACTGCGCTCTTCATTGCTCGCTATATGCCAACCCCAGGTGTCTATCTGTTCCCAGCCGCTGTCCCATCCACGGTTGCAGTAAGCATACGCGGAAACTCCAACAGCAGCTAGCACAGCGGCAAGTGTGCCACTGGCTGTATTAGGCCAACCATCCGGGTCGGGAGCGATGTGCCCCACGTACGATGTGAATGCCTGTGAGCGTCCGTTTATTGTCGCCGCTACAGTCAGCACCTTCTCGGTCGGCTCGCCGTCTTTGAGGGCCATCCGGTACCACTCGGCAGCCATCAACCACACCGCCTAGACTTCGTGCCACATCGCGGGCAGGGCAGCACGGGGGTCTGCGCGGCCTTTGCCAGAATCTCAGAGGCTTCGAGCTTCAGCGCATCCGTGATCGGGAACCGACCGCATTTCGAGCACCGATACCAAACGCTCATACCGGCACGCACTCCAGGGCGTCGGCCCAGATTACATAGTCGTCAGGTGCGTCAGAAGTCAGTTCGCCGGCCTTGTTATAGGCCATCCTGCTATGTCCAAACGAATAATAACCGGTGCTTCCATCCAGGTAAAAGCGAACATCAGTGACGACGTGCCGAGAATACGGCGTGAATGTAGCCACCACATTATCCTCTACCCCAGGCCATACGACAAGCCCAAGGATCATGACATCAACAACCTCCCATTTTGCTGGGTCTGTGCCAGGGACGTTCCCTGCATTCCAATTACCCTCGCCGACCATGAGTGATTCGTAGACAGTCATCTGGAACGGTGTGCCGTGCATAACCTGATCGCCAAAAGAATATTGGTATGTTTCGTCCCACTCGACGGGATACCCGCCACCTTGGTCGGCAGGCACGACGGTTATCAGTGTCCACGGCGGAGTCGTGTCCGGCGGAGTCGTGACCGTATTGGCGACTGAGCACTCGTAGATATAGTGGTAGGTGGCGCCGGATGGTTTGTACACCACTCGCTCGCCCGACCGGTAGATTCGAGTGTTCAGCCACAAAGGGTACAGTTCATTGACGATCCCGCCATTGTCGACGACAGCCGCTGCTATTCGACCGCCTGCCACTACTTTGGTTGGCTTCGCGTGGATGGAGACGCCGCCGGGGGTCCGCTGAACCATAATGCCAACTCCGCCCTGGATGTTCTCCATCGCGGTTTGGCGCCGCTCCAAAGCCCTGATTCGCGCTTCCTCGCGTGGCGTTAACATCAGCTTGGCTCCGGTATGTCGAGATCGGTTGTGAAGTCGGCTTCCTCGTAGTAGGGCGCCTCGGCTGTATCGACCATCATGTCCCAGCCGCCGATGCCCGCGGGGTTCGTCAAGTCCGCCGCCGCTTTCGAGTCTCCGCAGAATTGGTTCAGCGTGACCGGATCGCCGGACTGTGGATGGTCTCGGGCGATTATGGTCCCAAGAGCGGTGTGCATTGCGTCCGTGTAGTCTGGGTAGGCAACCGGGTCCAGATCAAGTAGCGGGATGTGATATTTTGCCTCTAACTCATCCGTATGCCACGTCAAAGGATTATTTTGCGCGTCGAGTTTCTGCTCGGGCGGTCGCCAGAAATAGTTGTGAGCGTCCTCGCCGGTTGTGGCCCGACTGCGCTTGATGGAAAACTTGTAGATCACGCCCGAGGAAAGGATGTTGCCCTCGGCGTCGATGGAGTTGTCCGCACTCGCACCGAGGAATAATACGCAGCCTTTCGCGAACCCCTGGAACTCGGCATTGTTCACCTTTCCCATGCAGCTGACCACGGCGTCGTACGGAGGCATATCGCGGCGCACCTTGCCGGTCAGAAGAGCGACGGGGACTTGGAATGCCACTTTGTCCTTGACGTAGTTCCGTCCAGTCAGCCATCTCCAGCCAGTATCGTCCGGGCCGGGCTCCATGCTCAGGTCCAGACTCCACTCGCAATAGGCTTCCTCGTGTTCGCTGCCTCGCCTGCCCTCGGTAGAGTATTGCGCGGTGTATTCGCACTCGAAGCCATTACCCTCGTCGGCATCAACGCTCACGCACCGGAGATAACTCTGCGGCATCCCGCCCGGATCTACCCACGGATCGCCAACAACCGGCAAGAGTGAGTCAGTGAGCGGCGCGGGGTCAACGTCTGCCCAGTCGCACAGATAGACGATGGTTCCCGTGGTCCCCTTGTTATCGTTATGGAGCTTTCGCCTTGTGCGTTCTCCGTAGATTGGCATTGCGTTACCCCGTTAGAATGTCGACGCTGGAGTCGGATTCAGCTTGCTCAGTGTCCGGTCGATATTCTGCAGCGTCGCGACCAAACCGGACTTCAATAGGAGTCGATCAATGAGCGTCGCGTCTTTCGCGTTCACTATGGCGTCAAGAGCGGCGATTGGGCCGCCGACACCGATTTGCTGCTCCGCGTACGCCTGCATCGCTGCCTGATCTTTCATTCCTTGCCTGACTTTTTCGGCGGCGGATCGTACGTTTGTGGCAGTCATATCGCCCGGACCAAACTCCTTATCTGGTTGCTTCGCAAACATCGTCGTGTTCGACATGATCATTGCTGCGTTCCGGCCCAGTTCGCCCATTTTTTGATAGCGACTCTTGGCATCATCAAGCCCCTTGTCGCGCAAGTCCTTTTCTTGCTTCAGTTGATCTTTGACGGCGGCAACGGTATCGGAAGCGAAAGTTCGCAAGCCGGAGACCGTATTCTTTGCCCAATCCTGGAAACTCTGCCACTTATCTTCCTGGGCTTTCGCGTAATCCTTGGCGTCGTCCGCTGCGTCTTTCAAAGATTGACTCATTGTTTTCGCGGAACTTTTCACATCTGAGGCAGTGTCTTTATACGCTGCCTTGAGTTTATCCAACGCGCTTGCTTGGTCGAGCAGTGATGTTTTTTCGGCGTCCGAAGATTCGGCAAACTTGCCCTGCGAAGTTTCCCACAGCATGGCGGCATGAGCGGTTGTGTCGCCAAGCAGATACGCCTCCTTCCGCATTCCCGTCAACTCGTCGGTGACCGTTTTCTCCATAGCGGGAATAGCGGTGGCAGCAGCAGTTGCGGCAGCGGCGGCAGCCTCTGTGTTTTGGGTCATGAGTTGGCCCAGCGCCTTGCGTATGCTATCGTCCTTGCCCAAAGCGGCTACATACTTATCTCTTGCAACGACATACGCATTCCATTCGTCGTCGTATATCTTGTACCAAGGGACGCCAAGAAGTTCGTCCTCCAGATCGCTCTTTTGCACACCCGGGGCCAGAGGGTCTATGCCTTTTCTGTTAAACAGACTGAACGCATCCGTGGTGTCAATATGCGGCGCGTTGCCAATCCCGGCTGTTTTTCGGGCAGTGTTCGTTATCTTTTGCGCCGCGGCCTTGAGTTCTTGCCACTTCGTCGTCGCATACCCCGAGGTCTTTGCCTGCTCTGCTTCGAGCCCTTGCTTCGCCGCCTCCCGGCTGACTTTGGAGTATCTTTCCAGGGCGTCCGACGCCGTGTTGGTGGAATCGGCCTGCGTGGTCATTGCGCCTGATGCGCCCTTTGCGGCATTGCTGATAAGGTTGATCCCTACCACGACTGCCGCCGCCGCCAAAGCTAACCTTGCCCATCCGCCGGGGCCAGTAAAGAGTGAGGTTATGACAAACAGTGCAGTTTGACTTGCCGACAAGGCTGCCGTTTCGACAGACAATGCAATATATTTCTGGATTATAACCTCAAACGCCCATGTCACGGCAGCAGCCAATTTGGGCCAAAGGCCGACGAGTACCGCAACGTATATCGCGAGAGTTTTTACGGACGGACTCAGCAGGTTCCACGCAGCAAGTAGAGGTCCGCAAACAGCCACGGTGGCCTTGAATGCTAGAGTAAGAATGTCATACGCCCTTGCGAGTCCAGTTAGAGCAACGTCTCCGAGACTCTTGGCGGTTTCCGCGAGATTCTTCAATGTGCCCCTGAGCCATTCCACGAGCTTGCCGTTCTCTGCGTAATCCTCCAGGAGGCCAGTTAGCCATTTTGCGATAGAACTGATGGCGGGACCGAGTGCCTCGCCCATTTTGTCGAACGCTTTCGTGACCGCATCTTTGAGGTTGTCGAATGTGTTGAGCACGCTATCGGAAATCTTCGGCAACTTCCCAAGTTCCGCAGTCATCTTGGTTATGAACTCAGTCGCGCCGATGCCCATCTTGGCGAGTTCCTTGGTGTCAGCGGTTCCCCATATCTCGCGCATGATCTTGCCGGTTTGTGGAACCGCGATAAGCAAAGACTGAAGATCGCGGCCCATGATCTTGTTCTTTGAAACCATCTTTGTGAGTGCGAGCGTTACATCGTCGAGATAAGCCTTGCCTCTGCCCACGAGCGCGAGTGCATTGCCAAAAGCGATCATGGAGTCTTTCGCGAGCTTTGCGCTCATTCCAGCAGATTGGAGGTTTATGGCGCCTTGAATCGCTTCTTCAAGACCCAAACCAGGGAGTTTCGCGGCTTCTTTCAGTTCCTTTATCTCTGTTCTTGCCGCGCTCGAACTCCCCGTGATGGCTTCCAAAGCGCGCCTGAGCGCATCCATGCGTTTGTAGGCATCAACTGAGTTCCTACCCAGCATGATCAAGCCGGCGCCCAGTCCGGCCAAAACTCCACCAAACGCTGCTGCTTGACCCAACCGGCCGATCGCTCCACCAACGGTTCCGACAGTGGCAGTAAGGAACTTGTTGTGCTCGCCCGCTGCTCTCGCGACGGAACCCATGTGGGCCAGGCTTCTTGCGGTTTTGGCCGCTTCTGCCTGAACGTGGTTCTGGTAGAGGCGATAGTGGCTATCTTCGGTTGCAGACGACTTGATGGCCGCGGCGGTCGCGCTACTGAGGGCCTTTTGCTTCCTCGCCCCAGTGATTTCCGCTGCTCTTATCTGTGCTTGTCCCGAATCCCAATATGCTTGTGCTTCCCTGCGGGCACCGGCCTGCGCCGTAGCGACGCCAGCCTCTATGATCTTGCGCTGTTTCTCGAACCCTATCGCGGAGATAACTGCGGCGTCCGGTTGCGATGCGCTCGCAGAGACTCTCGATACGCCGCCTCCGGCGGCGGTCGCCATCGCGGTCTTGAGTGACAACTTGACAGCACTGCCGGCAGAGTTCATCCGCGTGACGGCATCCTTGAACGCCTTTTCGGCATTCCGCAAGTCGCGCAAGAACGTCTTGTCGTCAAGCCACATCTCGCCGTATATCGAGCCTACAGGGGTTCCGCCCGCTTTTGATGGCATCCAATCAACCCTTGGCGGCGATCTGCTTCGCCAGCCAATCTTTCTGCGAGGCAATCTGTTTCGGAGTTACCGTCTTCTTCTCGGGTTCGCCGGACTTGCGCATCTCCCACCACATCCGGCCATCGAGCATTTCCCAAAAGTCAGCCCAAGGCGTTGCCTCGAACTGATCGTGCGTTAAGCCGAGGAGTCCGTAGCCGTATCGCTTGACTGTTCGCCAAGTTAACTCTTCGGGCTCCTCGGCTTTGCGTTTTTTGGTGTAGGTTCCAAATCAGGCACCAGTGCCTGCATGAACGCAATGTAGTTGGCTTGCGCCTCCGCGAAGTCGCAGGATTCCTCGATCGACCCATAGGTCAACGGCTCGCCGTCGATTTCCGTGACATTGAGCCGCTTCATGCCCACGAAGATCACGCCTTGCAGGAATCTGCCAAAACGACCTTCTGCAAGTGCGGCCATCAGCGACACGCCACTCGCTTCCTCCGCCTCGGTAAGCACGCCCATCGTGCTCGGGATCTCGTAGCCTTTGCCGGCAACTCGTGCCGTGAATGTTCGTTTGCCCATTTGTCTCCTTATTGCCCTTTACGCCGACGCCCAGGTGATCGCGCCGTCTATGATGAACTTCAGGTTCATTGTGCCTTCGCCGGCCTGCGGTGCGTCGAGATCAGGAGTCTCGACGTATGCCGAACAAGTTCCGACGACGCCGCCCTCGCCGCCCTCGCCTTCGAGTACTTCGCCGCCGTCGCCGATATGGATCTCAACGTCGATCGGCGCACGAAGCTGAGACTGCTCGAACCAGTACATGTAGCCTTCATCACCGTGTGCGAGCAGGCAGTCGCATTCGAGGGTGAACACGCCGTTCCACCCCGGCCTCGAACTCTTGTTCGGGAACCCCTCTTTGACGGTCATGTCGATCATGTCCGTCGATCCACTGAGCTTAGCCCCGCGCTGCCCGAAGATAGCACCGAGCGGCCCGTTGATGATTACATCAGCACCAATGACTGCTGTGTTTGGCATTCTATTGTCCCCCTGTGATCAGCATTGTTTCGATATTGTATTGATGCCGCTTATTGGCATCCCTGCCGAGGTTTACCGGCTCTGTATGCAGGCATCGGCAAAGCATTATGTGAGTCTCTCCGCTGTCTCCGAAACTCGTGTTATGCTTCCCATCGAAGAGATCGTGGATGGCTTGCGCCCTCGTTTGGAGAGCGCGAAGGCCCACTCCACGCAAGATTATCTGAGTCCCCGGCCTCTTGATGCTGGTCGCAACGTCCGCGCCCATGCCGCCGGTTGTGTAGAGGCAGATCGCGTCGTCCGGCTTGTCTGGCATCTCCTCGATGAAGATGTCGCCGCCGTCGGAGTCCGGCAGGAAAGTGCCGAACCCCTGCGATTGTATGTATTCTGCCTGCTCAGTGATTATCACGTCGGCCCTCCGCCGATTAGGTTATCGCGATGATTCGGTCGGGCCTGGCAAGGAGGTCGATCTGCTCAAGATTTGTCCCCGACGTTACCGATTTCCCAACCCCATTCGAGAACAGCGGCCACATCTTGACGTTCCCGTAAGTGAACCCAGTCGTCTTGAGTCCGCCTACGTCAGTGATCAGGAATGAGTCTGCCGAAACGACTCCGACTGTGACAACTTCCTGCTTTGTGTCAGACTCCCACAGGAGTACGCGCTCGCCAGCGATAATCACACCGGCCGCCGCCACTCCCGTGCAGTGAATGTGGTCGTCCCCGACTGTCAATGCGGACAGAACGGCAGCTTCGCCGACCACCTTCTGCAACCACTTGTTTGCTCCAGCGAATGCGACCACAACATCCTTCGTCGCGATTCCGTCTGCTCGATAGCACGTCACGGTCAGGTTGGCTGTCTGCGTGGCTGAGTTGTTCACGGCCAGGATGGGAGCGCCGGAGATCTTCGTGATGTCCAGTGCTCCATCCGTCTCTGCCCATGCCCCCGCAGTCGCCCCAGACGACACCCATCGGCCAAACTTATACAGGCCCGATGTTGCGGGATCGGGATCTGCCTCGCTGGCGACAAGCGTCCCTTTGCCGAATACATACGCCGGGTCGAGCGCACGAGCTGTGCCGTAGGCGTCTATGATCGCCTCATTGGCTTCCCACGGACACCGAGCACCGATGCTCGCAAGATAGGCTTTGCGGTAGTCCGGGCCGGTCAAGCCGAGGTCGAGTCGTGCATACGAGGCGAGTCGGTCGAACCACGGCTTCCACACTATCCCCGATTGACCCGCTCCGACCACGGCATCCATGTCGGTGACCGCCTGGACGCACATCCGGTTCTGGAATGTCTCAAAGTCCTCGCCAACGCCGTTGCCATCCGTCGCGTTTGAGCGAGTCCACGCATCGACCAGCGCGGCGA